AGCAGGCCCATCAAGCCGACATTGCACAAAAACTCGGTAGCGTGAAGCCGGACACCGCAGCGGGTGCCCAACTCAGCCAAATGATGAGGTAATGAGCGAGCAAGTCGCAACGATCCCGCAGGCGATCCTTTCCTACGGGACTCTTACTACCGAAGCAGGCAAGGAGGTCATCGAGCACCTCAAGAAGTCCTTTGGATTTGATTCCCCCGCATTCATTGCCGCACCGGACGGGAGCTACGACCCACTCAAGGCCGCGATCCGAGACGGACAAAGGCAGGTGATCCTCCACATCGAGTCCTGCGTCCACCGCGCCATTCATGAAACACCAAAGAAAACGACCGCAAGGAAAGACTGAACTCACCCCCGAAACCCTTCGGGAGAACCCACTCTTTATCGCATGGCACAAGGAGAACTTTTCTCCGGTTGAGCATGCCGAGTTTTTGGCCGGAGGTGTATTGCCACCTCTTTCCGAAGCAGTAAACAACCAACCCCATGAAACCGAATGACAATGATCACAGGCGAAGGACAGACCGCAATTGCAGTAGACGGCAACGCGGCACTGGCAAGTCAAGCCGACCCAGTAGTAACAAGCACGACGAACAGTTCGACGAGCGCACCAACCAGTGGAAGTCTCATCGATCCCACTGGCGCGAGTACCTCAACCACACAGACCTCGACTCAGACGGATAGTTCCCCGTGGAGTCTCAACGAGAAGGGTCAATTCGGTGAGGGGTGGCTTGACCGTCTCCCCGAAGAGTTTGCCGATTCCAAGCAGATCCTCGGTCAGTTCAAGGATCCTGCTGCCATGGCAAAAACCTTGATCAATCAGCAACGACTTTTGGGAAAGAAAGCCGATGCGGTGATTTTGCCTAACGACAAGTCCACCCCAGAGGAGTGGGCCGCGTTCCGATCCAAAATCGGTGTGCCCGAAACCCCCGACTCCTACCCTACCAAGCCCGCCGATCTCCCAGAGGGATTTGAATGGAACGAAGCGCAGGCCAAAGAGTTCAACGCATTTGCCCATGAGAAGGGTCTCACCCCCGCGCAGGCGGAGGCCATCATGTCGTGGGATGCACAGCGCAGTGCAGCGCAAGCCGCGGAGCAGGCGCAGATCGCTGCCAAGGAATACGATGCCGGCAAGAAGGCACTCGCGGAGGCGTGGGGAGAAAAGTTCGACACCAACATGGCAGTCGTTAAGAGAGCCTGCCAAGTCACCGGACTCGACCCAAACAGCAAGGGACTTTCTGACCCCAATGTCATTGTGGCACTGGAAAGGTTCAGTCGGATGGTGAGCGACGATAAGATCGTCTCAGCCGACTCGACTGCCACCTTCATGGCAGGCCGCGCCAAAGCAACCGACATCCAGAAGAATCCCCAGAACCCCTACCACCAGAGGTACATGGACGGGGATCAAGAGATCAACAAGCTCGTCCTCGATTTGATCAAGAACGGGTAGTTGCTCGCCCGTCACGATCACCCCTCTCACGGAGTTTATGTGTTCTCCGCGGGAGGGGTTTCTTTTTGTGAGATGTCCAGTTTGAAACAGATTGCGTATGGTGTATTGACACCATAGAAAGGAACCAACGCCATCGAAGGATAACCAATCTTCGGCCCATGTAGGTGGAGTGACCCGATTGAGACTGACCCCATTAGGGACAATCAGAGCAAACCGGACATCAATCCAAATCCGTCCCCGCTAACCAACCCCTGCGGAGACACACCCACCCATTACCATGGCCCAAGACAACCTCACAAAAGTTGCTGATCACTATGTGATCGCTTACGAAAACTCATGGCAGCACTTGCTCCAGCAGCAGGATGCCCGCCTCAAGGAGCGCACCAAGCTCGTCGCCGCAAAAGGCGCAGCAGTCCGCTTCAACCAACTCGGTCTGACCAGCATGGCAGCCGTTTCCACTAAGAATGCCGCGACACCCACAAGCGACATCACGATGCCAACCCGCTGGGCTTATCCAACCGCCTATGATGTTGCAAACATCGTGGACGAGTTCGACGAGTTCTTCCTCGGTAGCGTCAGCAATCCCTCCAGCGAGATCATGCAGTCCCAACTCGCTGCCTACAATCGTACCGTTGACGGTATCTTGATCGCTGCCCTCACGGGTTCCGCGGTCGTTACCAACACGACCGACAAGGGCATCCCCACGACCACCACGCAGGCATTCGACACCACCAATCAGCAGATTGCCGTCAACCGTGTGCCATTCGGTGGAACCGCAACCAACTCTGGTCTGACCATCGACAAGGTGCGTTATGCCAAATACAAACTCGATAAGGCTGAGGCTCCCGCCGAAGACCGTATCTTGGTTGTCAGCGCAGCGGAGATTGCCGACCTGCTCAGCACGACCGAGGTCACCAACCAACTCTACAACAGTGTTCGCGCACTGGTGGACGGTGCGGTTGATTCGTTCCTCGGATTCAAGGTTGTCCGCACCGAGTTGCTTGGAGTTTCCAGCAACGTGCGTACCTGCATCGCCTACCAGAAGAACAGTGCTGTTCTTTGTGACGGTGGTCGCCGCAGCTACATGGATATCCGCGCCGACCTCTCACACGGTCTGCAGATCCGTTCCACCGCGATTGTCGGTGCCACCCGTCTGCTCGACAACGGTGTGGTGACGATCCTCACGGACACGACCAAGCAGTAGTCCGTTTCAAGGCTGGGGGTGGTGGCGCAATTGCTGCCACCCCCTTTCTTGTTCAACCCAAAAATTGTAACCATGGATTCCACAACTATCTGCAATCTCGCTCTCAGCAAGATCGGTGACCAATCCATCACCTCCCTCGACGACAACACGCTGGAGGCACGTTTCTGCAAGCTCTTCTACCCCGTTGTCCTTTCCGAGTGCTTGATGCTCAACACTTGGAATTTTGCGACCAAGCTCGCAAACCTTTCCCTGCTCACAAACGCCCCCCTCTTTGATTGGACGTATGCGTACCAATTGCCTTCGGATTTCAACCGCATCACCAAGTTCAATTCCTTTGAAACCAGTGACCGAATTTCTAACTACGAGATCAACGGCAATACCCTGCTCACCGACGATGATTATGCCTCCATCGCCTACATTTCCAACAATCCCGATCCCTCCACCTTCACATCAAGTTTCATCTCAATCCTCACCCTCAAACTCGCCAGTGACCTCGCCAAACCCGTTGCCGGATCCCTTGACTTGAAGAGTCAACTCCTGCAGCAGTTTGAACGTTCGGTCGCCGAGGCAGGACGTATCGATGCCAACTCCACCCGACCAAGGAAGATCGAACCTTGGGTCAACTCCCCCCTTGTCAACTCGCGTTTTAGCGGGGTGCTCGTATGATCCACGACATCATCGCCTCATTCAACGCAGGCGAACTTTCCCCCTACCTAGAAAGCCGGACAACCCTCGACAAGTACCGCAGTGGCTGCAAGACCCTAGAAAACTATTTGATCACCCCTTACGGGCCTGCCAACCGCAGGAGTGGCACCGAGTATCTGGGTGCTGCCAAGTCCTCTTCCACCCGTTGCCGTCTCTTTGGTCTGAACCTTTCGGATGACAACCGCATCGTCATGGAACTTGGTGTCGGATACATGAGGTTCTGGCAAAACGGTTCCCTCATGACTCATCCGGTGTCTGCGACTTGGAACGGTGTCTCCTACACCACTTCCTCCATACTTGAGGCTATCGGGATCACCTATGCCTCCACTAGCACGGCACCCGTCTACGCGGCATCCTCTGGTTCTGTAGGCACACCACACCCGTACACAGAAAGTGACCTCCGCAACATCCAAGTGTTGCAAGTCAATAATGTGGTCTACATCACCCACCCATCGTATGTCCCGATGCGTTTGTCCTATTGGGGCACCAACACCTACAACCCTCCTTTCACCATCGGAGAAGTCCCATGGTCATGGGCACCGATGCTCGACCAGAACATTACCTCCACCACAATCACCCCTTCGGCACTTACAGGTTCTTCCATCACACTCACAGCATCATCGGGCATCTTTAAATCCACCCATGTGGGAAGCTACTGGCAACTCAACCACAAAAACCCCACCCAATACATCACCCAAAACCTCAACGCCAACGCCACCTCTTCCAATTTGAAGGTGCTTGGCAAATGGTCATTGCAAACCTTTGGCATCTGGACGGCAGATTTAGCCCTCCAGCAGTCCGATGACAATGGCACCAACTGGAGCACCATCCGCACCTACAAGTCCCGCGACGATTACAACACGGTCTCATCCGGTGAAAGCACCAAGCAGTGCCTCCTTCGCATGGTGGTCAGTGGAACTTCCTCCATACCGACAACGGCAACCCTCACCATTTCTGGCACTACGGCAAAACTCACGGGATCAGATTACGCGGCAGGAGCAGGAGACCAGATCACTGTTGTATCCAGTGATTCAACCCAAAGTGCAAACAAGGCACTCGGTATTTTTACAGTCAAAACAGGAAACGCCACCACCATCACTTACCAAGTGCCATCCGGCACAACCGTCCCAACAGGAACCATCACGTTTTCCTACGGTGCTCCGCGGGCCATGCTTTCCCCAATTGATGCCACTCTCAAAGGGTTTGTTCGCATCACCGGATACACCAGTGCCACAAGTGTCACGGCAAAAGTCATTGCTGACCTCGGAGACACCACCGCAACATCCACATGGAGTGAGGGAGCATTTTCCGCAGTGCGGGGATACCCCACCTCCTGCGCCCTCCACGAGTCCCGCATCATTTACGCTGGAACCAGTGATTCCCCGACAACCATCTGGGGAAGCTACACCTCCGACTTTGAAAACTTTAAGCAGGGTGCCTACGACTCGGA